AAAGCTAAAGACGATGCTACTAAATTAGAGGGTCTTACACGAGTAGCGGAATTGTCTGCTTCTGACCCAACATTCGCTCAAGACCTAATGGCAGTAAACAAAAAGTTCAACAAGGGTGAGTTATATGCAGAGATGATTGCGTTGACTACTGATAATGATAAGATTGTAACTGACATAGGTCCTGAAGAGCAAACTGGTGAAATGAACCCAACAACTGGCCAACCAATGCCTCAACAGCCAGTCGACCCAGCTGCTCAGGGTGCTCAACTACAACAAGCCCAAGGTGAACAAGCTATGCAGCAGTCAGACCAACAGCATCAGATGAAGATGCAGCAATCCAATGAACTACACCAAGCTAAGCTACAAAAGATGAGTACTCCTTCACCTTCACCTCAAAATACACAACAGGGGCAACCTCAAGTGTCAGAAGATGAGATGAAAGCCAATGTAGAGGCTATTATGCAAGAATATGGGGTAGATGAGAACACAGCTCTAGCAGCTTTAGCGGCTGAGCACCAAGGGTTTCCTAAGCAAGACGTAATAAACCATTTGAAAAGCGGAGCTAAATTATGAGAAATGATTCAATCTTATATGCTGGTAGTTCAAGTGCAAGCTTCAGTTCGACTAAAGTAGAACAAGTTCTTAAAGAAAGACGTGATGCTAAAGAAGTAAAGCGCAGTAAACTAAAACCCTCAGCAGAGGTAGTCTTCGCCTTGATTAAATCAGAGATTGAGAGCGTACTGAGTGTTTTAAATATGGACGTCGAGAAGGCTACAGACGAGAGATTATTTATGGCTGAGATAATGGCTCGTAAAAAATATGTAGTCTATTTAAAGAGTTTACAGAACAAATTGGATATAATACTACGGGAGAAGTCATGAACGAAGAAGAAGATTTGTCTAGCCCACCAGTAGAGTATTCATTTGATATAAGTAAAACCCGAGAAGTAAAGCATAATTGGGTAGAAAGAGGAATAAAAGTTTCATGTGAAGGGGCTGACCACCCACATCATTCGCACTTCTTAATTAAGAAGAAGAGATAGAAATGGGTAGTCTACGAAAAGCTGTGCTCACCCACGCAAAAATAGACTATCCATCATTATCCCTCCGATAATAGACTCGTTGCCTTAAGCATCAGAGGTTCGCCACCTAAAGAACGGCAGATTAACAAGGAGAGCAAATGCCACAAGCAAATGAAGACACTCAAGACACAGATATAGACCTCGAAGACATCGAAGTAAATCTCGAAGATATCGAGTCTGATGAAACAGAAGAGAGCGAAGACGAAGCAAACGAAACCGAGAGTAAGGACACCGAACCTGAAGAGCTAGAGTCAAAAGACGAAACTGAATCCAAGGAGGAATCCAAGGAAGAAGAAGAGTCAGAAGCTGATAAACAAAAGGCCTTTAATCGAGATATGGCAGAACGTCGTATTCAAGAGAAAGCCCAGCGTGAAGCTAAGATAAGGGAAGACCAACAAGCCTATATTGAAGAAGCTGTTGAGGACCCGATTCAAGAAGTTGTCAGACAAACACAAGTCGACATGTACAACTTGAAGGTTGAAAATAATACTAGTAAACTGACTAACAGCTACGAGAAAGCACTCAAAGATTTTGATATATTGAGTAGCGATGACCCGGTTGTTAAAGCAGAAGTAGATGCAGCAATTGATTTTTTTCAAGCAAAGCATGTAGTACTAGATACTTATGGAAACCCGAAAGATGTAAGTGGAGACCTGTATGATTTTTTAAAAACTAAAGCAGACTCTATCAGCAAACTTACAGGTATTAAGGTTAAGAACCAAGAGGTAAGTAAAGGTAAAGAGAAATCTAAGACTTTTACACCTCCTTCAAGAGCACCAAAAGAAGTCAAAAAAGATGATGACTTTGACGCATTCGATGAAGAAGCCAAAAAGTGGTAGAGTCAGAAGGAAGAAATAAATGGCTATTAACCTAGCAACTAAATTTCAGGACAAAACAAGTGAGCTATTAAAAGCTCGTGCAAAGACATCAGCAATAGTCAACACTGACTGGAGCTGGGATGGTGTAAATGCTATCAAAGTATGGACACTAACAGACCCAACAATGGGTAACTACGCACCAAGTGGTGCTAGCCGTTATGGTTCACCATCTGAAGTACAAGACACAGTGCAGACATTTACTCTAGCACGTGACCGTTCATGGACAAACACTATTGATATGAGTAACTACCAAGACACTATGGAAGTTCGTAAGCCTGCTAAATTCTTAGCTCAAGCTACTAAGAACGTCCTTGTACCTGAAGTAGACACATATCGTCTAGCTGCTCTAGCAACTGCTGGTGCACTAACAAACGGTGGTAACTACGGTACTATCACAGCTCGCAACGCTATCGTTGTAGCTGGTGCAACTACTGCTGCAAACGCTTACGTCAACCTAATCACTCTTAACGCAGACCGTGTTAACAACGAAGCCCCAGAAGATGGTGGTGTTGCTGTTATGACTGCTGCTTACTATGCTTTAGTTAAGCAAGGTGGTTTTGTTACTGATAGCGTTTCAGGCCAAGGTAAATTAGATTCAGGTGACCTAGGTATGATTGATGGTCTTAAGATTATCGTTTGTCCTTCAGGCCGCATGCCTTCTAACACTGACCTAATCATTACTCACCCAAGTAACCTATGTGCTCCAGAAAAACTTAAGGACTATACAGTTCACAAGAACCCTCCTGGCATCAATGGTTACCTAATTGAGTACCGCATTCGTTACGACGCATTCTTTGACTTGAACAAGATTTTCACCTTGGCAATTCACAAGACAGCTTAATTAATAAACTAAAGGAGATATGAATGGCAAAATCAGCATGGTTACAAGAAGTAGAGGATGACGCTATGCGTATTACTCAAAAACGCTTCAATGATTATTTTGAAGAGCAACAATATCAAAACGAAAAAAAAGCAGAAGTTAATGCGAAAGTAAAAACTGCAACAAAAGGAGATAAATAATGGCTATCGACGCAACAGGAGTCAACCTAGCAGGTTTTGGCTACCAAACTAAAGAAGACATCACAGCAAGCACATTAACAACCGATGCGAATGACAGTGGTAAGGTTATGAACTTTACTCACGCCACTCCAACAGTCACGTTACATGCAGTTGCTGCCGGCGAGTCTATGACTTTCCGTGTAGGTGCAAACCCACAAGTTCTAACAATCAGCCCAAATGCCGCTGATGGTATATTCGGTGTTGATGCTGGAGCAGTAGATGATAAAGACATCATCTTCACTAACCAACCAATCGGTTCATTCGTAACCCTAATTGGTGGTAAAGCTGCAGGCTGGAGCATTTCAGCTGTTAGTGGTGCATTCACAGTTCAGGCTTAAATATCAATTAGTAGGTTATTTACTACCGATAACGTAGAGAACAATCTCCAGAACGTTACAGTATATATACCGAATTTTAACTAAAGAAAGGGCAATAAAATGCCAAAATTCGTACTATCACGAGACAACCTAGCAATCGGAAACAACACATTCTCAGGAACTACTGCTTTCACAGGTGCAGTTACTAATGCTGGTGGTGTGAGCCGTCCAGTTACTTTAAACGCTTTAGTAGGTGCTACTGTAGTTCTTACAGCAGCTAACTCAGGTGGAGTATTTATTAACCGCTCAACTTCAGGCACTCCATCGTGGACACTACCTACAAACGTTGCTGGTTTAACTTATACTTTTGTAGTAGCTAGCACAACAGCTGGTTTCACCGTAACTGGTGGTACTATCAAAGCTAAGACGGGTGCAACTGGTACAGCTGTATCAGGTACTACGCTAACTAACACTCAGGCTACAGCAGTAGTTGGAGATACAATCACTCTAGTAGCTGACGGCACCAACTGGGTTGCAGTAGCACAAAGTGGTATCTTCACAGCAGCTTAAGGAGATTAGATGAATACTATTAAACAGTACTCAAACATCTCTACAGCTACGACGACTACGGTCAAGTCTGGAACTGGTATACTTAGCTCAATTACTATAAACACCACCGCAGCAGGAACGATTACTATCTATGATAGCCTTTCTGGCGCTGGTACAAAGATTGGAACTATTGCAGCTTCACCTGCTATTGGCTCAACCTTTAATTATAATGATTTAGCATTTGCCACAGGCCTGACAATAGTTACAGCCGCAGCTAGTGACATTACAGTAAGCTATAGGTAAAAATATAGGGGTTAGGGTAATACTGCTCTAACCTCTGGAGAAATATGGATTTAACTAACTTAAAACAAATCAATGATTCAAAGGCCGAGAAGGCTCTATTAGACAATAATCACCAAGAACTTCTTTCATCAGCGATAAATGTATCAAATACTGTCTTGTCAGCCACTGAGTCATTAATTAAGTACCTAGAAGGTCATACTTCTAAAACTCAGGTAGTTAATCAACTTAAGAGTATAAACACCCCAGATGCGCTTAGAGTGATTCCTTTTTTGGAGAAACTAAACAAAACACTTCAAACTCATGAAAATACAGACCTTACTGAGATAACTTCAGTAATGAAGGGCATTTTGGATGAAGCAAAGAAAATCCCAAAAGAAATCCCGAAAGAAAAAGAACAGAAGTTCGTGGACTATACGAAACAATTTACTTCTTTAGGTGATGCGATTAAATCAGTCGAGAAAGTAGTCAAAGCCCAGAAGTTAATAGCCGAAGCTCCTATTGTAAATGTGCCGCAAACTAAGGTCAACGTCGAAGCCCCCGATTTAAAACCTTTACAGAAAAATATTGAAGATGTAGTCAAGGCAGTCAATGGGATTGTTATTCCTGAATATAAAACAGATAACACGGCTGTAGAAGAATTAATAAAGAAGTCTAATAAACTATTAAAAGAAATAATAGACAAACCAATCAGCCGAGGCGGGGGTGGTGGTTCAAGTTGGGTGGCTGTAAATACAGCAGGTATTCCTATGCCACTCAATCTAGATGTAGACGGTGCTTTAATCACGGTTGGCGGGGGTGGTGGTGGAAATGGTGCAATTCTTGATGGTGTATCTTCTACTATTAAGGCTACTGTATTAGACCTAACGACTTCTAATCCATTAACTGTTGGTATCGTAGATGGAACTGGTGCACAAATCACATCATTCGGTGGTGGTACTCAATATGCAGACGGTGCAGCCAGAGGCACAGCCACTGGTACTATTGCAATGGGTGATGATGGTACAAATATACAAGCTATTAAAGCTAACCCTTTAAATGTTCAAGTTGTTGGCACAGACGTTGGTTTAGTTACAAATTCAGTTATTCATGGTCTTACTACCGCAGGTGGTGGGTCTTATGTCGATGTTAAGGTAAACCCTAGTGGGGCGTTAAGTGTCGATGCTTCTAACTCAACATTAGGCGCTAATTCTGGTGTAGACATTGGTGACGTAACAATCAATAACGCAGCAGGTGTTAGTGCAGTAAATATTCAAGACGGTGGCAACTCAATAACAGTAGATGGTGCAGTCACTACTTCTGGAACAGTCACAGAAGCCAATTCAGCAGCAATACTAACTTCTACCCAACTACTAGACGACACTGTAGCTACTCTCGGCACTACTACTTATACAGAAACTACTACTAAGGGTAATATCGTTGGTGTGGTTAGACGAGATGCAGATACGACTTTAGTTAACACCGATAACGAAGTAGCCCCACTACAGGTAAACGCTGGTGGACAACTTAAAACTGCGGTTATAGCTTCTGCACTCCCAACTGGTGCTGCAACGTCGGCACTACAAACAACTCAAGACACATCAATAAACACCCTACTTAAACCTGCAAGTACTTTAGCCGCAGTAACTACTGTTGGCACGGTCACTAATCTTTCTCAGCAATCAGGTGTTGCAATTTCAATCGGCACAGGTGTTCGTGATGCTGGTACACAAAGAGTTACTATAGCAACAAACGACGTAGTGCCAGTAACGCTCACATCTACAACCGTTACGGGTACGGTTACGACTAAAGAAACCCGAAGTACCACAAACACAACTGCAACCGTAGCTGGTTCTGCAACTGTGGTCACTCTTATTGCATCAAACGCTAACCGTTTAGGCGGAACTGTCTATAACGACTCAAGTGCAATCCTATATGTAAAACTTGGTGCAACAGCCTCAACTACAGACTTTACCGTAACTCTATCGCCCCTTACCTCATCTATAGGTGGTTACTTTGAAGTGCCATTTGCATACACAGGAATCATTACTGGCGTATGGGCTTCTGCTACAGGCAACGCAAGAGTAGGGGAGATAGTCTAATGCCTCTCTATAACCCACCAGCAGGCGGTGGCGGAACTACTATTACCACTCAAGACGAAGGTGGGTTACTTAGTTCGACTGTCACAACCCTAAACTTTGTTGGTGCTGGTGTTGTCGCTTCTGGTGCAGGTGCTACTACTACAGTGACTATTGCTGGTGGCGCTGGTACGTTCGCAGTCAGTACGGCAGAGATAGACTTTGGTACCGTTCCTGTTAGAAGCAAGCGTATCACCGTTACAGACGCATCTATCACAGCAGCTAGTCGGATTATGGTCACTCCAAACGGTGCGACTGCTACTGGTAGGGTCGGTAACGATTGGGAGTGGGACACTATAGACTTTTCGGTTGTTGCTGGTACTGGTAACTTTTTGCTTACAGGTACAGCAAGTGGTAGGATAGTAGGCAAACGTAAGATTTATTACACGTATTCATAATTAAAGGAGAATAAAATGGCAATTATCGAGACAGGCAGTTCAGCAACAGGGGCAGCAAACGTAGATACAAACTTTAACTTAATGACCAACTCACCAGGTTATACATCGGGCGGTGTTGCTATTGGTGGTACAGATACCTCAGCAGGTGCGGTGGTAATGTTCTCTGAGGTAGACGCAGGAACAAAAAATGGTATTCGTCAAACATTATCACCAGAAGTAGACCTAGATTACCGTCTCCGTGTTGCTCACGACAATATGGTAGACCAAGAACTATTCAACTACGCAGCACAGAACACTGGTAAGCATACTTATGTAACAAGTGCTGGAACACCTATGGTGGCAAGTATTGGTGTACTCGGTGTAAACACCAACTCAACTTCTCTTACTACAACAACTATTGGTAACACTTTTGGTACTCATGCCATGTTCCCAGTTGGCGGTACCCAGACTACTGCTGTAGAAACATCTATATCTTTCACTGCACAGCCTAACGCCAACACTATAGTAGACTTTGGATTGTTCCAGCGTGGAGCGTCTACAGCATTTGCACCACTAGACGGAGTGTACTTCCGAGTGAACTCATCAGGAGTCTTTGGTGTAATTAACGCTGGAGGTGTAGAAACTACTACAGCAGTCTTCCCTCTTTCAACAGGAACAGGAACTTTTGTATATACAAACAACTCAACCTATCGCTACTTAATTCAGGTAAACAATGTGTCTACTTCGTTCTGGATAAACAACTACAAGTACGGAGAGATAATAACGCCTGCTGGCGTGAACTTCCCTTGTAAGTCGTTAGCACTTCCTTGGTCGGTCAGACACGCTATTGTCGGTGGTGCAGCAGGAGCTGTCTTTACGGCAGTCATTGCAGATTACAAAGTATTTATTCGTGGTTCACAGTATGCTGACCGTCTAGGAACAGTAGCTAATCGTGTACTAGGTTCTTACCAAGGTCTTTCAGGAGGAACAATAGGAGGTCTTGCTACTTATGTAAACTCAACAAACCCAACAGCAGCAGCACCAGCCAACACTTCACTCACAGCTAACCTTCCTGGCGGTCTAGGAGGTCAAGGAGCAGTAACCGCAGCAATAGCAGCAGCAACAGAGGGTATCTGGTCGTCGTACCAAGTACCAGCAGGTTCTTCTACAATTCAAGGTCGTAGACTAGTTATTAGAGGAGTACGTCTTGATGCAGTAAACACAGGTGCAGCAGTAGCTACTACAGCTACCACACTACAATTTAGACTTGCTTTTGGACACACCACAGTATCACTTGCACAAGCAGAAACAGCATCCATGGCAACAGCTACAACAAAAGCACCACGAAGTGTTGCTCTAGGTTATATGACATGGGCAGTTGCAGCAGGTATAGGAGCGCAACCACAAACAGGTGTTCTATTCGTAGACTTCGGAGATGCACCTATCTATGTAAACCCTGGAGAGTTCGTAGCACTAGCTGGTAAGTTTATTGCAGGTACAGCAACAGTATCACAGACAATTAGCTTTACTTACACACCGATTTACACCTGGGAATAGGATATATAAAGTTTATATAAATTTGTGATATAATACAGCTAGATTAATTGTTAACCTTTAATAAAGGAAACATTGAGCCACCAGAATACCTGGACATAATCTACTAATAACTTAGGAGATTTTAATATGGCAACTGCAACTTATTGGATAGGACAAGATAACAACATATACTACGGGAGTGGTGTAGATGGTGCCGGGGTATTAAACCTCGGAGCTGCCGATGGCTCAAATGGTGGTCAATATGAAGCCAGGGCAGACGGTCTTTATGACAAATACACAGACAGTGGAGTACCAACTCTTACTTACGCGGCTAATCAAATAGCAGACCCAAATGCACCTAACAGCGGTGGTCAAGTTCTTGGCACAAATACCACTAGTGGTACCGGATATACTCCAGCTGAAAACACTCAATTCTTAAATGACCAAGAAGCTTCTTTGAATAGTACCCTAGGTCGTAATAAGACAGCCCTAGACCAAGGTATTACTCAAAACAATGACCAATATGACCTTCAGGTTGGAACAGCTCAGGGTGACAAAGAGAAAGCTCACCAAACCTACGCAGACCAAAGACAAGGTCAAATTAATGGCAGAGAAGATGCACGAAGCACCAATGCAAGAAACGCTGGGCAAGGATATAGAAGCCTAGCACAGATGATTGGTAGAGCTTCAGGTACTGGTTCATCAGCTTTTAGAGATTTACTACCACATGTAGTGGGTTCAGATTTAATGAGCAAACAGAAGATTGCTAATGAAACCTACGGAACCAATCTTCAGGGTATAGACAAAAAACAATCAGAATACGACTTAAATTATACGAATGCCCTTTCAGACCTATTAAGGCAGAAGAAAGAAAACGAAGGTGGTGTTAGAACTAGGTTTGAAAATCAAAATCAGACTATTCTTGATAAAATTCGTGGTGTTCAAGGTGACAGAGCACGTGTAACTGGTGGTGGATATGCTGCTGTTAAAGCTACTCAAGCTGGAACAGACGCTTCGATAGAGCAATCTAAGAATAATGTAGAAAACTTCTTTAATGAATTCAGGACTCCGTATACTCGACAACAAGCAACTGTTGGAACACCAGATTTAGCTAACTACACTACCGACAGAGCACAAATCAATGCTCAACAAAATGGTCAAAATCCAGATAATCCGTATGCAGCTTTATTAAGGAAGAAACTACAAGCTTAGGAGCATTAAATGGGCTTTAACTTAGGTGAATTCCTAAATCTAAACAACAAGAAGAAACTTGACGAATCAAGAGGTGTAAGACCCGCTAGTACTGCTACACCCAAATTAACTGAACAAGTCTATAATCAAGCAACTGATAACTATGGTCGTCAACTTCAACAGCAGGTTAAGTCTGGTCAAATATCTAATCAAGACTTTGCGCAGAAATATAGTGGGGCGTTAAATGCTGGACAACAACAGTTTCATCCAGCTCCATTTAACCCTCAAATTAAAGCTGCTAATGATGTGGTTAACGTTGTTAAAGGTACTCCCGCAAGTATTTGGCACACAGCTGCTTTGGTACCGGATGCTGTAAGAATAGGTTCCGCAAAGATTAAGAACAACCCAGAGGCAGCTACCAACGCAGTAAAAGATTATAACCAAAACTATCAACAGTCGCTTCCGAAT